AACTTGTCTATCTTCAGTTACTGTTTTAGTAACTACACCAGCTTTTGGTACTATATTAGTATATATCATACCACTAGCATCAGTGTATTTTTGGTAATAGGTATAGGTATAAGATGTCGTACCACTCTTATCTTGCTCTGCTTTATACTGCTCATCTAAGATAAGCTTCTTTACTGCTGATGCTTCTGCTTCATTAGTAGCTACTTCTGTCTCAGCTGCTAACTTACCTACTTTGTTATTGAAGTATCTTGTATCAATAGCTATATTCTTTTCTACCTCACCTACTTTAGCATTATACTCTGCTAAGTCAGCTTTAGCTTCAGCTTCTCTCTCTGTTAGAGCAAACTTTATACCATTAGTAAAAGAGGCTTCAATTATAGCTGCAAAAGCTTGACCAACTACCTCATCAGTTAATTGCCCATCATCTCTTACATTATTTAAGTAGTCTACACCTAACTTTAGTAAGTCACCAACATAACCACCTTTATCAACTGTCTTATCACCTAATACATTATCCCATAGTGCCATATCAATTCCTTAAATTCATTATAGAACCTTTAATATATAAAGGCTCTAAATAGATTTAATCATCTTGGTCTTTAAGTCTAGCTAGTTGTGTTGCTCTTTGAGCTTCAAACTGCTCTGGTGTCCAACCACTTGTCTCAGTAATTGAGAATCTCTTTTTCTTTAAGTGTGTCTTAGGTTTGTTTTTAGAGTCTTGAGTAAAAGTAGGGTTAGGAATATTAGCTAAAGCATATAAAGCTACTCTTGGAACATATTGCTCTCTACCACTTAGACTTATGAAACAAGATTTAACACCTTAACCTGTGTTATAAGAGAATTGATATTGTCTAGTCTCATCATCATCTTCTATATTAACTAGGTTATCGTGGTCTGTTATAATACAAGGCACTAAAGCATTGTTAAACTCATATCTATCTTCATCAGTAACTTCTTTAGGAGCTGGGTTTAGTTCCTCATAAGCTATAATAGCTTTGATGTAATCTTTGTTTGTAGCTACTTTACTACCTTCACTCACTTCTACTTTATCTTCTATACCATACTTATTACACAACTCTTGTAAAGCTGCTTTGTTTAATAGTCTTAAATCTCTTGCCATTACTTTTCCTTTTATTTATTTATATAGCTACCCGAAGGTAGCTAGTCTGTTACCCGTTTTTCTTAACAGTGAATGCTAATCTTTTAATTCTCTCTGGTCTGTAAGCTAAGAACCCGTAAGTCCATTTAGCAGCTATACCACCTACTTGAGCATAGATGTCATTATAAACATCTTCTCTTGGTGGAATATGTTTAGCAGATGTGTTCATACCACCATAACTTGCTACTGTAAATGAATCAGCTCCAATAACTAAACCTGAGAAAACATCAAATGCTTTTTCTTTACCTGAAGTAGAAGGGTCTTCCCCAGTAACTGCATAGTAACCTGCTGCATCTTCAGGAGTAGAGTTAGCACCATAACCTCTTTGAACTTGTAAGTCTGGAACAACTACAAATCTGAAAGAAAGAATTTTACCTGCTTCACCATCTAATAATGTTGTACCAGCAGCATACTTCTCTTTAGGTGACCATACAAAGTCTCCTTTAGAATCAGTTAACTTTCTAAGTGTAGGTACAACTTCTCTATTAACATACATGATATAAGCATCTGATACTGTTACTGTGTCTTGTAAGTCAACACCAGTTAACATCTCTGTATCCATAGGAACATCATCTCTTTGTAACTCTAACTCAAATGCTTGTAGCATATCATAAGTTAACACAGTATCTTTACCTAATCCTGATAATGCTGTTACACCTTCAGGGAACATAGTATGAGCAGCAGCTTGTGATAGTAAACTATTTTGAATCTGAGCCTCTTTAGCAGCAGCTACATGTTCACTTAAGTCAGCTACTTTTCTAGCTAATAAACCTACTCTTGAATCTAAGTCATGACTTCTTACAGTATACTTAGTATGTAATCCGTGGAATGACATTTTAGCAGACACTAGTTTACTTGTGCTGTTAACTTCATTCATCATACCACCCTCTTCAGGGATTTCTGCATAAGGAGCTGCTGAGATAGAATAGTCTGCATCACCATTTAAGATGTTACCAGCACCAGATTTAAGCACTTCACCAGTTTCTAAGGCATCTGTTGCTGCTTGCTTAGCTTTAACTATCGCTTCATCCATAAGGTCATCTCTATCTTTTTGAGTTAAATCCTTGCTGTCTAAATCAATACTCTTAGCAGCTGCTGCAGCTTTGATATAGTCTTTAGCATCATAAGTTCCCATTAAAGTATACTCACCAAAGTTAGTATTCTCATAAGTCTTATCTTGTTTTACTCTATACCAAACATTTTGTAGTAATCTTGCTCTATGCGTAGCATCTACATTAGCATCTAACATATTCCCTTTATGTGTAATAGGGTATCTTATTTCTTGTGTAAACACATCACCATGATTCTTAGGCATTCTTAGTCTGTTTGCTAACTTACCAAAAAATGCTTTTCTCTTAGGCATAGTTACTATAGCTTTAGTAACAAACTCTGGTGTAAACTGTCTATTAATTGTATTAGATGTTAGTTTACCTTGTTTAAACTGTGTTGATGTAGTTGTGATTCCCATTTAGTTATCCTTATAACTTTTAATTGAAGCCACCTTGTAAGTTTGTAAAGAACTTTTTAAACTCATCAGCATTTGCTTTTAAAGGGTCAAATGTCTTCTTACCTTTACTTGAGCCTTTAGGTTTTCTCTTACTTACACTGGCAGCTTTATTTCTGGCTTCTGCAGCCTTGTTTTCAGCCTCTACTTTCTTAACATAAGCTTCCTCTGCTGCTTTATCTACAACTGGTTCTGCTTTAGTAGTAGAAGCACCTTGTGTCTCTTGTTGAGTAGTCTCAGTAGTTTTAGCTTGCTCATCTGCTAATGAGTTATAAGCAGCTTCATACTTTGCTAAAGAGTCTAACCTATTAAAGTTATCATCTAAATTCATAGACACTACTCTCTTTTGTACCATATCATAGACACCATTAGATAAGTGAGTTAACACATCTTTTCTAATTACGGGGTTAGATAAGAATGTGTTTATACTTTTATCATCCCAGTCTCTAGTAAGGTCACTTGTAACTCTGCTCTCTACACCTAACTCTTTAGCTTCTGCTAAACTATCTTCTATATTATAGTCTGCTTCACTCTTTAAGTGGTTAGTTTGCTGGTAGTTACTATCTTCATCTACATCCAAATCAGTAACAGGGTCTAAACCTAATTGCTTAATATGTGCTTTTAAAGCTTCCTTATTACCTTTTTGAATGTCTAGTAGTAAGTTTAGTTGTTCAGGGTTATCTATAAGATTAGCTTCTTTTAAAGCTTCTATAGCTGGTCGGTATTGTTTAAAGCCTTTCATCTTTTCATTGAAGGCAACTCCCTGTTGTAACCCAGCTATAATTCTTTTAGTATCTTTGATACCCTCAACTGTCTTACCATTGGCTTTGAAATCTTTTGTAACTTCGTCATAGAACTCTTGTAGCTTAGTCTTCTCAGCTTGTAAGTCTGCAAGTTGTTTCTGATAGTCTACTCCCTCTGATGTTTCTGGTTTCTGACCGTCATCTTTACTCTCAGGTTCATCTTTAGTTTCCTCTTCAGGTTCTACTGGAGTGTTATCTTCTTGTTGAGTCTCATCTTTAGTTGTCTCTTCTTCAGAAGTGTCTGGTGTCTCCCCGTCAGGTTCTTCCTCTGTTTCTTCTTCAGGTTCCTCATCTAAAGCTTCTTCATCAAGATTTGTTTCCTCTTCGTAGCTTTCCTCTTCTTCAACACCTTCTGTCTCTTCCTCTAATTCATCAGTAGTTTCTTCATCTACTACTTCTGCTTTAAAGTTACCAGTAAGCATTGCTTCCATTTGTGCTTTTACATCTTCATTACTTGCCATTGCTTTTTCCTTTTCTTTTTATAAGTTAGCTAATATTTGTTGGTTAACTTTTATAATATCCTTAGCCATATCAGCTTTATCAGTGATAACACCATAGTCTAAACCATAACCCAAATATTCTATTAATGACCTTACCCCATCTACTTTTGATAAGGCTTCTTCATCAGTAATAGCATTGTGTGATTTAGGTTGCATAAGAATATTAATACACTCTTCTCTATAAGAGCCTATATAACCATTAAGAATAACAGTTTCAAAGTCTTTATTAGTAAGTAGTCTCTCATAGGCTTTAGCAACTTCTATAGCTACCTCTGCTTCTTCAATCTCTTTTAATAAGTCTCTTTCTTTAATATCTGTTACTTCCACCATATAACCTCCTGCTATAACTGCCATTATAAATAGGCAAACTTGTAGCTACCTTAAACACCTTGTGGAGTAAGGATTCTTCCACCACCTATACCTTGTTGTTGTGGAATACCACCACCTTGCTGAGGGGCATTACCAGCACCTATACCAAGTCTTTGGAATATCTCTTCTTGACCAGCTTGTTTAGCAAATGATAGCTTCTCTGCTTGAGCTAACTCCATCTCTTTTCTAGCTTTCTCATTAGCTATATATTCTCTTACAGCTTCCTCTTTCATCTGCTGCTCTGCTTGTTGCCCTCTAGCTATTATCTCTCTCTCTTGATTACTCAAGTAAGAAGCTAAAGCTGGGTTAGGCTGTCTTAGTCTCTCTCTCATAGCTTCTGTTCCTTGTTGTTGGAACTGCATTTGCTTTTGTATATCATCTGGATTCATTCTTGTTATCTCCCTGTTGTTTAAGTTTATCTATCTCTATAAGATGTTTAGATTCAGCATCAAATGCTAGTTTATCATTCTCTCGCTTATATCTCATACCACTTACCTCATCTACAAAGTTATGGTTGATTAAAGCTGTCTCTGCTTCTAACTTCTCTGCTTTAGCTAACTCAGCTTGTGCTTTAGCTTTCTTAATAGCTCCATCAGCTTGTTCATTCTCAATGGTTCGACTTACTCTTTCTGTAATTCTACTATCCATCTCTTCTATCTCTTTCATTAACTTAGTTTGCTCTAATCTAGCATTTTCTAATTGAATCTGTTTAAGCTCTTCTTCTACTGGGTCTGGTTTAGGTTCAAATGTCTCTACCATACCAGCTAAGTCATATTGTTGTTTAAGTCTTAATATCTTTGCCCATATCAGTTTAGACATATCAGGATGCATTGAAGCAGCTCCTGTTTGTAGTAACATCTCTAAGTCTTGTGCAGTAGCATTATCTTTCTCTAAAGTAGTTACACTTACTGATATGTCATATTCACCCTGAATATCTTCTCTCTTTATAGACTCAAACTCTTCATTAGTAACTCTTATTACCTCTTCTTCAGACATATAAGCTTGATTCATAGCTAAAGTCTTTCTACCTAAGTCTTTAAATAACTCAGAGAATCTTCTTAAAGCACTTGCTTCTCTTTTACTTATAGCATCTGTCTCACTTCTAGTAGCTTGAGCTGACTTACCTGTAGAAGATGCTCCTATTCCCTCACTAAATATCTTAGTTCCCGATATGCTTTCTGCTTCTTTATTATTTAACTCTATTACTCTTATAGTTGTAGGGTCTATTGAGTCTACTTGTCTATAGTGAATATCTTTAGTTGGGTCACAGTGTGGAGCATATTCTACTGTTCGACTACCACTTTCAAAGTTATCCTTCTCTGTTCTGTTTGGGAAAAAACCTTTCTTAATTAGTAACTGACCCACTGCTTGAACACTTACCATATCATTGATGGCTCTTGTCATATTTGTTATCTGGTCTTGGTTATCTCTAAGTAAGACACCCTCTGGTTCACCTCTAACACTATTATCAACTGGGATGTAAGAGGCAAAGCTAAATGGTAGTTGCTTATGTGGAAATGGATTCTCTTCTAATCTTATTAAAACATCATTTACCCAAGTAGCTACTATAGGAACTAAAACACCATCATCATTAATATCCCAGTAACCCCAATATTCATAAGCCTTTAGTTTTATTCTTGACTTATCGTTAAACTTAAAGTCAGTTACATATCTACCACTTGTATCACTAAACTCATCTGTGTTATCTGCTTCTGTGTCTATCTCTATCTTATCAAGATTCTTATAACAGCCTTGAATGTCATACCCTATAGTCCCATCTTCTTGTTGAACAGGCTCTTTAGAATATTCATCTTTCTTTAACTCACTCCAGTCAGTGTCATAGATATGGATTATAAATCTTATGTCTTCTTTCCTACCATTACAAGTAGGGTCTATTACTATTGACTCATTATCGCATACCTCATAAGATGGTTGGTTCTTAGTAAGTGACATTACTTCTACTGCTACCTCTTTCTCGCCTACTTGTATAGGTTGACCAGATAGCATTACTTGTTGAGCTTGTTCAGGTGCCATCTTACCAGCAGCTACTAACTCTTTTAACACACCAAGTGATTGTTGCCCAGAAGCATATATAGGTTGCTTTTGATAAGTAGTAACTGGTCTCTCTTCTACTTCCCAACCAGCCTTTACAACTACAAACCCTTCTTTAACGAAGTTCCTTGCTGCTCTTGTTACTATCTCTTGTTTGTCTACTTTAACATTCCATTGGTAGTTTAAGTAAGAAGCATTTTGATTAGCTCTCTTTGTATCTTCAAAACTTCTAGGTGATACTCTAAATAACTTCTCTGCAGATAGTAGAGGAGCTTCAAACACAGGTAGCTTCCACTCTGCATGTTTAGCTATAGTCTTACTAAAGTATTTACTTCTAGTTGGGTCTTTAGGTGTTGGCTTATGTGTTCCTTTGTAATGATTTCTTATACCTCTAAGATGTTCCACATAATCAGAGTGGTCAGACTTAGCATTGTTATAATCTTTCAGTAAGTCTTTTATTGTTGGTTCTGAAGCCCAGTCAGTAAGCTTATCACTACTCTGCTTACCCGGTTGTATTGCTCTAGCTTTCATCTATACTCCCAAATCTATCTAGTAATTGTATTAAACCTGAGCTATGTGTTTGCTCTTCTATATAACCATTGAAGTCTCTTATCCTTACTATATAGTAAAGGTATTCTTTATCTCTCTCATCTGTATCCCATACCTGAGTAACATCTTTATCAGTTACTTCTCTATAAGTAAGCCCATCTACTATATAAGTGACACCTGTATAGTCTGCTAAACTAAACTGACTCACTACATCATCTGTTGTATCTATAGATTGCTCTTTGATACCTTTATGTGTTGCTACTATGTTATCTAAACCCTCAGCTTCTATAGTAGTTACTACACCTAATTCTAAAGTAGGTGTTTTAGTAAGTATAGTGTAGTAAGTAACCTCTTCTATTGTTTTAGTGTAGATGACTTTAGTGTCATCAATTGAAGTAAGTGTGTCTTGATTAGCATCTTCTGTATAACCTTCTGGAACAGTAGCAGTCTCACCTGGTAAAGGCTCTTCTACATAAGTATAGTAAGTGTAGTCACCATCTACTTTAGAGTAAAGTTTACCTTTAGTAGGTAACTCACTAGTGGATTCAACATAACCATTTGGTATTGCTTCTACAGTAGCTGGGTAAGTCTCTCCCGGTAGTAATGTATCTGCTATTGAGTAAACTACTTCACCATCTACTGGCTTCTTATATAGTTGCTTAGTATCTTCTATAACTATATTTTCAGTAGCTGCTATATAACCTGTTGAGTGGGTGTAGTTTGCTGCACTATCTATTCTATCTACTGGTAGTAGTCTGTATCTTCCACTATCATCTACTTCACTTATATACATTAATCCATTTAACATATCATTAGTTACATATTCATCAAAAGTAAGTGGTGTGGTTCTACCTTCTGGTCTTGCATGAGGCATTATAGCTACTTTACCTCCTACTGGGTCTGTTATAATACAGTCTATTGTTTTATATGCATTGGTATCTCTAGCTTTGTATCTTAACTCTACTCTCCAGTCTATTAAATCTATAGGAACTCCATTTACTTTAAGCACACTTTTATTAGGGTAGGTGTCACCAGCTTTCCTTACTATATCTTTACCAACTGCCATTATGCTTCTCCTTCTATATCAGCTTCAAGATTTACTTCTTCAAACTCACCATCTATCTCAGCATTGTCTACTCCAGATAGTGTCTCTACTAAATCTACGTTACCTTCTAGTAGGTGATTTATCTCTGTAAACTCTTTTGTCTTTTCAGTTATTACTTCATTCATATTGCATATCATCTCTCTTACTGTTCCACAACCTATTCCACTACCAAGTTGTAGTCTCTTTCTCAATGTCATCCACAAATCTCTTGGTCTAAAATATCTGATGGTAATGTAGCTACCATTGTTTTGATTTTATTACTTTCTAGTAAGGTAGTAACTCTAGCTTCAGACACATCTGTCAATACCTTATCTGTGTAACCACCTAATACAAACTTACCAAAGAACTTTTTAGTCCCATCTGTCATCTCATATACAAAGTCAGTAAAGGTAGTTATATCTATAATCATATTAGATGTGTTCCATAAGTAGACACCAGCTATATGCTGACTCTCTCTACAGATAGGTGTAGTAGTAGTTACTATAGAATCAGAGGATAGTTTGATAACTTTAATAGTAACATCTTTACCACTATCAAAGAACCCAGCAAGTATTGTATGCTCAGTGTTTATATATCTCATCTATCCTCCTTTAAATTTAATGTGATACTAACATCTTTATCTTAAACATATACTAAACTATTCCCAATCAAACCAGACTGCCTGACAACTGTCATCTACTTTACTACCTTCTTCACACTCTGTTTTAACTACTATTATAGTAGATGTTACTTCACTAACTCCACCAGCAGTATCAGTAGCTTCACATTCTATTTTATATGTCCCATCTCTAAGTAGTTGTAGAGTAGCTGTAAGTGAAGTAGTGGTGTAGCTATCTAAGTAGCTCCAATTGTATTCCAATGTCTCATCTTCATATAATATCTCAGTAGAGTTTACATAGACTTTGAAAGTCACATCAGCTCAACTACCTTCAGGGTCTATAGCATTACTATTTAAATAATACTTACCATCAAGTAACTCTACCTCTAAGTTAGTAGTTGGTATCTGGTTAGCTAATGTTATAGTAAGTGTTTCTATAAATGACACCTCTTCAAATCCATTATTCCAATAGGTGACTACTTTAAATATATAACTACCTAGTTTATCAAATGTCACTAACAAAGAGTCTATAGCAACATCATCTAAGAAGTAGTCTTGTTTAGTAATCAAACTACTTGGGTCTGTGTTATTAGCTACTAACTCCACTTCTTGATTCACACTAGGAGTAGAAGGTAGACTACTTAAAGTAACTGTTGGCTTGGGGTTATATATCTTAATTGACTTTACATCTTCAGCTACTAAACCACAACTATTAGTAACTCTTACTCCTATAGAGTAGTCACCTACCTCTTCAAATATAACTGCTCCTATATCTTCATACCCATTACCAACATCATATAAGACTTCACTTACTCCTACTTCACTACAGTAAGTCTTACCATACCAATTATTTTTATGGTAGTGTGTCGTTCCTTTATAATCCCATTGATAGTCATCGCTACTTGACTGACCAAGACTTACAGCTTCACCTACTAAACCATCTTCTACTAGTAAAGTAACTCTAGGTGACTGACAAGGTAGTAGTTGAATATCTGGTGAGTAGCTATCACTACCATCACTTACTACTTTTACTAAAGCACAACCTGAGTCATTATAGACATGTAATATAGCTATATCACCTACTGCAAATGCTGCCTGACTATCATTTATATCTGCATCATCTGTATCTATACTTACTTTCTCATTGTCTGTGTCATGCTCTTGACTTTGTTTATTGGTGTTATAGTGGAAGAGGGTATATTTTGCTGATACCCTATTCTCATCTTTATCAAAGACTCTACATACAAAACTACTAATGACTTACTCCTTTTATTGAGTTACACTTTCACTTACTACTTTTAGCTTCTTCTGTTATCCTAGTAAATTCTTGCTCAATATGTTTTTTTACAAGTGCAGCATAGGATACTTTTAATCCTGTCTGCTGTTTGTAGTCTGCTACTATTGTATCTAACATACCTTTGTAGTTAACTGGTACTGATATAGTTATATATTTACTTGCTCTTTTATTCATCTTCACTACCTTCAGTGTCTGCAAATTCATCACTATAGAATTGGTCTAATAAGTCTGTTACTCTACTCATAGCAAAATAAGGTGTGCCATATTTACTTTTTGCTTTTACTAAACCATTTTTTTCGTTTACCACATTCCAGTATAGAGTGTCTCTTATCTCTTTCTTGATTAACCCACATTCAGTAGCAAATTGTCTTACCTCTGCCTCTGTATACTTTGTTCTTTGTGCTAACCCTCTAACTGATGTGTACCCATCGTCATCAATCATAGCCAGTTTTTTCTCTGCTTTTAGTTTTGCTATCTCTTTTTTAAGATTGCCTGTGATATAATCATAAACTAATTTATCAGCCCACACAGCAAACTTAGGTGAGATGAATCTAGCAAAGTGAACTAAAAGGGAACTGTGAATCATAGTCTTCCCTATGATTTCTGTGTTAATTAAGGATGCTTTAAGTGCATTAGATTTTTCTAACTCATTGATATATTCCTTCGTACCTTTACTATTTCGCCAATCAGTAATATTTTTACCAAACTTTCTAGCAACACCTGACACATTTATGAAGAAGTTTTCTTCATCTACTCTCTCTATATTTAACAGTATACCGTTAAAATCTATAACATTATTATTTGGAACCATCCTGGAACCCCCGTTTAAAATATTAGTCTCTTTAAAGAAACTGTGTAATTATACCATGTTAATAAATGAAAGTCAAGCATACTACTTTAGTATGCTCCCATTCTATAGAAGTCTAGAGTAGTGTAAGAGTTTATTCACTTACATAAGCTTGCACTTTATTAGCTAATCCCTCTGTCCAGTAGACTAATTTAGCTTGTCTAACAAATCTACTACTATTACTTACTCTCATTATAACAAGACCTTTACCATAGATTCTGACCTATGTCTCCAGTTGCTATCTATCTCATATAGAGTAGGTAGGTGGATAAAGGAGTGATTTATTTACAAAAACCGTCAGCTGATGGTCTCGCTGACAGTTTATTTCGGTCAGAGAGATGGTCAGCTGACCATAGTAGTCAATGAGAGCAAGCTTATCTATAACTAATGCAGTAGGTTACCAACCTAGAGATTGTTTAAACTTCTCTATTGATACACTACCAGTAGGTGTTACTGGTTTAAGAGGCTTACTAAACAAACTCTTACCTAAATCTACTACTGCACCTTCTGGTATTAAACCAAAGCTTAACCCATGAGCTAAACCATCTATAGTAGATGTAGCATACTGACCTATAGTAGGATTATCGCCATACCTATCTTTAGTCTGCTCAAAGCCTTGATACCCATCTTGTATAGTTAAAGCTGCATTAAATAGAGGGAGAGCTCTTGCACCTCTCCTTGCTACTTTATACATTGAGCTTGGTCTTACTTCTACAGCATCTGCTAAAGCCTTAGCTGCTATATATTCAGTAGTCTCTTGTCCGATACCATTTACATAAGTCTTAGTAGCTTCAAACTCCTTAGACATCTTTATTCTCCTTATTTACTATCAGCAGTATCCCAATTAAATTCTATACTACCTTCAAAGTCTTTGGTTCTAACTCTAAATGCTGTTATCTCAGTTTTATCACCTTGAACTTGCACTAAATCAAAGTTACCTACATCTGCTGGTTCACTTACTCCAGGTTTGTATATAAGATACTTGTTGGCACTTATATCACTACTAGGGTATGCTTTTACTAACTCTATTACCTCACTAACATCCTCTACTCCAGCTATCTCAGCTATCTTATCTAAGA